GACCGTCATTGTATGCTGCTGGACTGTCTTCAAATCCAGTTGGCAAATAGCTGCTAGGAATACGCAAGCCACGGAACAGTTTGTTAGTGAAGAATTTTAAGTCATCAATCTCACCGAGGTTTGTGCCGCCTGGTAGTGTATCAACTTTTGATCCGCGTCCTTCCGCTGTTTGTGGGAAGAAGTAGTCTTCATTTGTTGACAGTGGATTATATGTTGTATCCATGATATTTACACCGCCGCCAGTTTTACTTGGAATACGGCGCTGATGAATTTCATTCTTAACACGCTCAACAAAGCTCATAGCCATATGACTTGGCATATTGCCTACATCAATATAGAATACTCTGCGCTCTGGAGCACGTTGGATACGGTAAATGATAATAGCATCTTCAAGCAGTTCTTTTTGCTTGTATACTTTAAACACTTGTTCTAGGATACTGTTACCAAAGGGCCAGTTAGGATCAAGTCCTTCTGTTAGACTAGCATGAACAATGTGTTCTGCTTCAATAGCTTTTTCGTTTAGCGCACGATCAAAGCGTCCTGTTGCACTAGATCCGCCACTGCCATCATACAAGTTACTAGGCTGAATATATCCTCTGTTCTTGTAGAGATCACCTTGATTACCGTGGTCACTGAATGTGTTTGCTGTAATAGTAAGATTTTCAAAGTTGGGATTGATGTCTTTGATAACATACTGTTCTGGCTTTTTGCCTTCACTTTCGTTAACAATGATCTTGGTAACTTTGTTCATTTCACTCCAGTATAGTTGGAATGTTTCTGGATCTCTGATGAAAATCTGATCTCCGTACTTTAGTGTATTACGGAAAATCTTAAACAGTCTCTTGTCAAAATCATTAAGGTTGTTCCAGTTAACAAGCTGCTTTTTGATAATATCAATTTCACTTTCAGTCGGAGTTTCGTGAAAGTGAATGTCAAAGCCTGTGCCATTTTCTGTGTTTGTTTGTGTACAAAACTCAGCAAGAATATCCAGTGCAGCATTGATCTCACTGTCAATATCCATGGTCTCATACTGACCATAACGCTCAGTACGATTAGGATGACCACTGTAAACCTCAGGCAAGTGACTGGCATAGTGACTGTACTTGGTACCGTCAGTGCCGCCCTTGTTTGTGTTTGTAAAAGGACTAGTGTCCTTTACTAATGTGAAGTGTTTTTTCCAGCTCATAACTTATTATATTACCTTATTGTGTATTTACCTAATTAATCTGCGGTATTAGTTGCGATTCTACTAAGTGTATCGTTTTGATCAGTTAGTGCTTTGTACACTTTAACTAAAATGTCCACTGTAGCATCAAAGGTTGATTCCTCAGATTGTTCATTTGCTGGCATAATTCTATTAATCTCATCCAGTCTCTTTTGTGCTGCCTCAGCTTCTTTTGCAAGTTGCTCCTGACGCTGTGCTTCCATTTCTTCTGCTTGCTTTTTATTAAATGATCCAGTAGCACCACTGCTTTCATCCATCATACTAGCATTGTATTGTGCAAATTTTTGATCTGCTGTGTTTATACTAGCTCTCTGTTGTATATCAGCTAACTGGGCTTGTAACTGGCTTCGCTCTGTGGCATAGCCCCTCATCTTTTCAGGATCTAATAAATCCGCACCACCAGGTACTGCAGAATTTTTACCAGCAATTGTGTCTGATGCTGTTTGTATTGCAATGCCCAGTGCTTTAATTGGCATTGTAACAGCTTCTATCATTACTTTGCCGCCGCCGCTGTCTAAAAACTCAGTAAAGATTTTACTTACATTGACTTGTGCATTTTGAAATTCTTTTGCAACATCTGTCATAGCAGTGGTTGCGGCACTTGCACTGTTTTGTAGCGTTTCCATGTCTGTTTTAATATTTGTAAATGCTTGAGTATTTGCTTTAATACTTGCTTCGGTCAATTGATTAAACTGTCCAACATATGCTTCAACCATAGCATTGCCTGTGCCAAAAATACTCATACTTGCCATTTCAGCAGCATTTTCTCTGTCTTTGGCAATCAGGTCTGCATTTGCTTCTGCTCGTTCATATATACCACTTAGTTGTTGTCCAACATCAACACCTTCTCTGACATTTCTAACAGCATCCATGACAAAGTTACCCATGGTTCCTGCACCTTCAACAGCCATAAGAGACTCTGTACTAAATGCTTCGCCTGTAAGTGCAGCCTCTTTGATAGCACCACTAAGATGCGGAAACTGTTTCATTAGTGCTTCCATCTCTGTACGCTGATCCACACTCATTTTACTAATAGCAGCTTGGAATGCAGCATCTTGCCTTACTGCTTTTTGTTTTGCTTTTTCTGCTTCTATACTTTCACCGTTGAGCGCACTCATCATTTTTTGTTGTTTAGCAAGTCTTGCTGCACCTGCTGCAACATCTGCAGCACTTGTTCCAAATGTACCCATGCGCTGGTTACTCAATGCAAGTGTTTCCATATACTCCGCGGTACGAATACCCATTTCTTCATAACCAATGCCCATGCGCAGCATTTGATCACCTTGACTTGCAATAAGTTGCGTAGTTGCCTTGCCAAATTCTCTAGCACCTTTGCTAGTTTGTCCACCGAATGTTGCAAGACTTGTTCCGGCTTTGCCTACAACGCCACTTAGTTGTTCCATAGTTAGTCCAGCACCGTGTGCTGCTCGTCGAGTTGCTATCAAATCTCCACCAAAAAGAGCGCCGCCGGCTTGCATTTTGTTAAACTCTGCAGTAGTTTTACTCATAGCACCAACAAAAATACCAGTTAGTGCTGCGGCTGCACCAATGCCTGCTTTTGCAACACCACCTAGTACAGCGCCAATTGGCCCAAATGCACCTGCTAGTCCACCAACCGCTGCTTGTGCTAGTTGTGCTGTTTGATTAACAAGTCCCGTGGTCATTCCATATGGATCAGTACTGTTAAGAGTATTACCCAGGCTGGTCATACTAGCACCAAAACTGTCCATGTATCTTTTTGCGCCAGTGGCTGCTCTGCCTAGTCCACCCACACCAAATTTAGCATCGTCAGCTTCAAGTCCTAGTCCTTTTACACTTTGGCCAGATTGCTTTATACTCTGTGATGCTGCAACAGCACTTTGCGCTAACAATTTCTGATACTCGGGACTATTAGCGTTGTTCGCACTGCTCATTATTGCAAGAATACGAGCCAGTGTCTCTTCCTGCGCAGCATTGTTAAGGGTAATTTGTTGTCCCCCTAGATCACCTGTAACAGCCATGTTGTTCTTTTCTCACCAGTTATATGCGTATATAAATACTATTACGCTTACAGTATTTATATGGAGAAAATACCATGGTCGATGTACCAGAAAACTTTTCAATGACACCCGAACAAATTATGCAGATGCAGCAAAAACCTGAAAATCCACTTGCAAAATATCTAAGACAGCCAGCAATTTATCTAAAGTTGCCCAGCGAAGGCAAGTATTGGGAGCAAGGTTCTTTGGAGATGCCCTTAAATGGTGAACTGCCTGTGTTGCCAATGAGCACCAGAGACGAGATTGTATTAAACACTCCGGATGCACTAATGAATGGACAGGGTGTAGTTGACGTTATTGAAAGTTGTATTCCAAACATAAAAAATGCCTGGAAGATGCCACTCACAGATGTTGACAGTGTACTAATAGCAATCAGAGTTGCTAGTTATGGCGAATCAATGGAGTACAATAGTGTATGTCCCAGTTGTAACAACAGCGATACCTATGAAATTGATCTAAGACAGTTTTTGGACATGGGTGCAGACATTAGTGGATACTTGGTACCGTTTGAATACAAGGGCATGCAAGTGCATCTTAAACCCATAGACTACAGTGTTATTAACATACAAAACTTGGATCAATTTGAACAACAGCGTATGGTAGTTACACTGAACAATGATAACCTCAGTGAAGAAGAGAAACAAGTCAGATACTATGAAATTTTCCGTAACATGACACGCTACACTATTAAAAATGTAAGCGGATCAATTGATCGTATTGTTACTCCGGAGGGACAAACAGTAACAAACACAGAGCATATCGAAGACTTTTTGGAAAACAGCGAAAGACAGTTCTTTAGTACAATGAGAGCTAAAATGGATGATGTTAATAAAGG